ATTCTTGGATCGCTTTGACCAAAATCGGAATAATATTCTGATACGCCACGTTAAGATGGTTCGGCCCTTCCTGCACCACGCCTTCAAGGTAGGCTTTACCCGCCATCGCAGTCTGCAATTCCTGCGCGATGAAACCGGGCTGTACGCTCTGATCCTTGCTGTAGTCCGGCTTGTACTGGAACGTCACGGGACGAATGGCCTTGACGACATCAAGTCCGGAATCAAGCGATTGGATGTTGTCCTTCAACCGTGCGTCAGAGCCGTTGACGTAAGCACCCGCACCCCATACGCCTGTGCCGTTGCATTGCAAGTTGTATGCGCCTTGGTCGGTGGTTCCGGCAATATAAACTTCGCCGCCCGACGTAATACGCATGTGCTCCGCAACACCGTACCGACCAAAAGTCATTGCATCGGCTTCTGCCGCAACGTACCGCCCATTCCCTGTAGTAGTAGACGATACAAACAAAGTTCCTGCAAAAGCCGTTGACGATGTAAACCGCCCAACAACGTTAGATGAGGACACATCTAGCCTATAGCCCGGCGACACACCAATACCGACGTTACCAGCAAAATAATTCTGCGCCGTCCCCGCTGCATAGAAGTTCCAGCGGTTTGTGCCAGAGGCGATGTTGCTGTAGAAGCCGTAGTTGTTGGTTGCGCCCGTCAGTCCACTATCGGCAAAAAATGCAATCTGGTCGGTAATTGCCGATCCTGCGCCAATAGTTCCTTGCTCTGCGCTGTAATGCTTTAGCGTCGTGAGCGTGAAAGAGGCCGCTTCCGTTGACGCGAAACTTTGGTAGCCCAAGCAGAAATTCGTTGTTCCGCTAGGAATCGTGTATCGAGCATCTGATACTACAGACTGATTGGACGACGTTGGTATGTTGCCGCCAAACCGCCACTTAGCCCATGCGTCAGTTACGTTATTGTTGTTCAAGCACGCACGGCCGTCGGCGTCGACGAAGAAGCGCGTAGTAAACGAAGCGGTTCCGCCGGCAGTTCCGTTTGCCGCAGTAGCAACTTCAAACTGTGAGGTGAGGTTGCCGCCAGCGGTATCCGGAAAAAGACGAACGCGAAGCGCAGGGCCGTTGTTGATGTACTCGTAAACATTCGACGCATTCAAGAATGCGTTGTTAACCCAGACAGGCCGATTAGAGGCATCCGTTGCAAGGCTTGCCCAACTGCCAATCTGCAATGCTTTTGACGACGCGCTCCAGACATTCGGGCCATGTCCAATGCCGACATTTCCGGTGTTAAACAGCACATTGCCAGCCGCCGCGCTCACTTCAATACGAGGCGTGTTATTAGTCAAAAGCGCCCACGGATGATTTGAAGTAGCGCCGTTAAAAGCATAAGTAGTTGCCGCGTAACCCACGATCTGAGTGACCGTGCCATCTGTTGCAATAGCTTGCGGGCCACCTGTCGTGCTTTTGAAGGACGCCGCTGGCACACCTCCCGTATCGACGGTTAGTGCGTAGGTGGTGGGGTTTGCGCCAATCCCGAGGTTCGGGATGTTGTTGTTAAGCGCAACAGGATTGTTGTTCAGCGTGATATCGGCAAGGAACTGATTACTTCCTGCAAGCAGCGAGTTGCCGATAAATCGGTTGGTCGCCGCGTCGAACCCGTGGCCAGAGTCACGCACCGCTTGCTGGGTGAACGTGCCGCCCGGCGAAGCAAACGTATTGTTTACGATATCGACGTACCGCGACCAGCCGCGCACCAGATACACGTTGTCGACGGTACCATCGAATGCCGCATCAGCAAGCAGTTCGAATGTTACCGTACCGGATACCGCAGTAATGTATTCGGTGTAAGTTCCAGACGCACTTCGAGAGGTTCCGGTGACCGTCGTCCCGCCCGTAAAGCGCGGCGTAATGGTGCCTGCGCTGCGGGTGATGGTGTAAGTCAGCTTGTAAGTAACGCTTGCAGCGGTCGGAATGGTCAGCGTCTGTGCAAGCGAAGACTGCGTTCCCGGCGACTTCGTTGCTACGCCAGCGCCGATACTCCAGCCGGTGCCGGTAATCCAGCTTGCGCCGCTTGCAAACGTGTTGTTTGCCAACATCTCGTTTCCGGCAAACTCAATGGCGCCTCGCGCCGCGCCAGAGGTAGCGCCGCAATCGATAAACGTGTTGCCTTCAAACGTGAGCCGCTCGCCACCGTTCACGGTGACCGCGTAATCTCCCGTTCCGTTGACGTTGCGAAATGCATTGTTAGTCAGCGCGAGATCGTAAACGGCGGTGTTGGGCCAGCCGATGATGGACACAGAGCCGCCGACAAATTCGTTTCCATCAATAATGGTGTCGTTGACGTTCCACACCACAATACCGCGACCGGGGCCGGCATTCGGGAACTTGATGTAGTTATTGAGAATGCGGATGCCGAGGTTAGGCGTCGCCTCGGTAATCGGCGGAATCGGAATCGGCACGGCAAACGGATTGCCAAGCTCGCAAAGAATGCCGCTCGTTTGATTCCCCGGCGCATTCGGCGTGTCGATGTAATTGCCTTCGATCAAAAATCCGCTTGCCGGGGTCGTCCATGTTTGAATCGGCAGGAAGATGGTGATCGGGGCCACGCCACCGCGACAATCAAGAATATGGTTATTGCGGATACTGATGTCCCGAATAACGTGGAAGTTTGAAAAATATCCGGCAGAAATTGTCACGCCGGTTCCCGCGGAAACCCCAGCGCCAGAGGACAAGGTGAACTGAGTCGGGCTATCGATGCTCGCAATCGTCACACCAAACGGGATGTTTGCACTAAGCACGGACATCCCGGCCAGCAAGCCGGTCGTGTTGGTGTTTGTTACTACGTCAGAGCCCGCGCTCAAATCGCCAGTTCTTGAATAGAACACGCCGGCGTCTGGCTCAATGTCGATCGCGCCCGGCATGGTGCTGCGGCTGCATCGAATAAAGTAGTTGTTCTCGATCGTGACGCCGTTGCCATCAATGACGCTGACGCCATTGCGGTTGTCATTGTTTACGCCGTCGATGTAGCAGTTTGTTACCGTAACATCGACGTTGTGCCGTTCTGTCGAGCTATTCGGTAACGGATTATCATTCAACCCGCTGCCAAAGATGATGCCGTCACCTCGGAAGCCGACAATCTCGCAGCTATCGATAAGGCAGTTGCGCACACCGTGGAACGAGATGAGATGGACGAACTCGCTGAAGCCTGACGCAGCAACGTCGCCCAGCACCTTAAGATCGCGCACCACCAGATTCTCGACATACGTCGATGCCGATCCTGAGTTGGCGTACAGCGCACCTTGGCTTGTAGCCGTGCCGGTGTAGGAGATAACCGAGGAAGCGCCCTCGCCGAAGAGATGGTTATTGCTGCGCAGGGTGATCGGGCTTGTCACCTTGTAGGTGCCAGCCGGGAAAAACAGCATATAGGCGGTATTGACCGCGGTCTGGATCGCAGCCGTGTCGTCGGTCGTGCCGTCGCCGGTCGCGCCAAAGTCAGTCACGCTCACCGCAAACGTCGGCACGGCCTCGGCAGTCGGCGATCCGGTCGAGCTGAACTTCAAGAACTTGCCAGCCCTTGAGGATGACGATGGCAGCACCGCAGAGATCGATGGCAAGTCTGTGATCGGGAACTTGATCGAGCGATCGCTGGAGTCGTCGAGCTGCTGCACGATCATCGTCAGCTTGTCGACGGTCTGCTCAAGGCTCTCTGCCGGCAACCGATCATTCGGCAGGAAGTCGGTGGTTTGCGTCAGCGCCACATTGCGCAGGATCGTGAGCGAGGTTCCAGATGGCGGAGCCACGGTCATCGTGACTGATCCGCCGGACAGAACGCCCGCGCCTGTGACCGTGTAATTGGTATTCAGCGTTTGCTGGGTTTCGATGCCCGCAGATGAGCGCAGCACCACCAGCAGATCGCTGTTTGCCAAGAAGTAGAACGGCACCGGGAAAACGGTTGTCGTGCCGTTACCGGAATAGCTGACTCGGGCGGTTGTCGATGAAACGGTCATGGTTCAATCCTCATTGCACAGCTTCTGAAGGCGCAAGCAGGAACTCCTGCTCTTGCTCTCGCTCTACCTGACGCTCCATGCGTCTCAAGTAACCGGGGTTCAATGCCTCTTGAATCTGGTACAGCACAAGGTAGTCGAGAACTATACGGCTGTAGAACAGATTCATAAATGGGGTATTTGCGATCAGGATGCGGAAGGCCGAGGCCGCCACATCGTCGCCGCGCATGGCCCGCTGGCGAAGCTCATCAAGGTCACCGATGACGCCGAATGTCGGGCCAGCTAAGGTGTCGATGATGTTGCGCCCGTAGCGGTTTGACTGGCCGAGCAGGAAGTCACCATAGATGCCGAGCGCGCCACCCTGCAGCATGGCGGCAAGCCAAGTCTGCGGGTTCTCGGGATCTCGCGGGGTCTTGCCCTTGAGCAGATCCTTCGCCGACATGGCGATATAGCCGAACGCCGTCATCATCAGAATCATCTGAGCGAGGCCAAGCATGTCGCCCTTGCCATACTTGAGGTATTCCGACAGCGAGCCGTAGCCGCGACCGTAGATCTCGCGACCAAACACCTGCCGGGTGAGCGCGGTCGGGAACCCCTTGAACTGCGCAATAAACCGAGCGGCCTCGCCCCAGAAAGTTCCCGGTCGCAGGCCGCGCACCCAGAAGTAGCGCGACCGAATGTCTGGCTCGATCACGGCGGTCATGGCTTGATCGATGATGAAGTTGCGCAAGCGATCGGCCAAGTCACGGCGAGCCGTGGCGGCTGCAGCATCCGTTGGCTCTCGACCGATCTTGCTCAGATAGTTGCGAAACACCTCGATGTCGAGCTGGTTGATTTGCTCGGGGACGACATAGGTGCGCTTATCTGCGGCATCGATGACGCCCTGCCGGATAACGTCCCACTCTGGGGCTGTGATGCCGTACTGGTCGAAGAGGCGCTTGGCATTGGCGTCAAGACCGTCGAACGAGGTATCGCGGAGAGAGCCGAGCCAGTTCGCGGTGCCGAGCTCCATGCTCTCGCGCAGGGTGTCCGTCCACCATTGCAGACCGTTAAGCCGGAAGAAGAGCCGCATCAGATCGGCAGACCCTGCAGACATCAGGTCATCTGAATCGAATCGAGTCGCCACGCTGCCAACCAGATTGTCGGCCACGGTGTCGATCATCCCGAGGATGCGTTTGCGCTCGCCCTTGGCGCGGCCCTGCAGGAGGCCACCGATACCTTCGGCAATACCAGAGAACAGACCGCCGCGGCCCTGATACTTGATCTGGCTCGCGTATACGGGCAGGTCGGTGACGGCCGAGATGACCGCACCGCCGAGCTTTGCCATCGCCTGCACGACGCGCACGTTGGAGCCGACGCGAGCGGCCATCGACTTGCCGGGGACATTGGCCGTGCCGTCGAGCATTGAGAGCAGGCCTTCTGCCGTGTCGCGGGCATCGGCAAACTCGCCACGCAGTTCTGGCGTGCGCACAAGGCCAGCCTCGACCTCGGCCATGACCGCCTTGAGCGTGTAGCCGGGGTTGGGGCCGAGCACGCGCATCAAGCCGGCTTGCTGGGCTGCGCGACTGAGATCGCCGAGGATTGCCTCGTTGAGCTTGCCGACGCCGAACTCGGTCAGGTAATCGAACTCGGCATCTGCATCCTTGAAGTAGATGACGCGAGACTGCGAGGCTCGGCGGGCGAGCGAGCCCGGTGCCGTGTAGGCCGCGGCCTCGTCATCGATCGCAGACAGGTGACGCCCAGCGGCGAGGTCGGCATAGACGACATCGAGGAACTCCTCAAGGTTCTGCCCCGGCTTGAGCGATCGCTCGACATCGATGCGCTGGCGCACAAAGTCTTTCCAGTCCTTGTCGCTCACCGCACGGATCTTCATGAAGTCATGCTGCTGGCGGGTGATGTATCCCGTTAGGTCACGAATCCACGCACCGAATCGGTTGCGGGTGTTGCGCGAGTCCTCGCGGTACTTGTAGACGATCTTGGCGATCTTGACCGCGGTCGGGTCGAGCCCTTCAAGGCGAGGCTCATCGCGACCCATCTGGTACAGGGCGCGGGCAACATCGCGTGAGTAGGCATCGCTCGCGAATCCCTCGACGAGCCCTTCCTTCTCCATCTCGGCGAGCATGCCCTTCGTCCAGCGGGTGAAGTAGGTGCGCTGCCAATGGAACGCCGAGTCCTTGGAGCCGAACCGGGCGAATGACGAACCGCCGAGCAGAGACAGCAAACCCTCTGACGGGTTGTCTGCGAACTGAGTAAGGATGCGACCGACAGCCTTGGTGCGTGCCGCGAGACTGAGCGCGGCGTTACGGGCAGCGATTGTGGCGTCGAGCTTGATGTTGTTGGCGAGCGAGTTGGCTGCGCGGGTAGCGTCGCCTTCGAGTGAGTCAATCTTGTCTGCTGCCGTGAATTGCTCCTGCGCTTTTCGGAGCGTGGAGCGAACGCGGGTGTTTTCGTCCTTTAGCCGCGCCAGCAGCGTGTCGATCTCCATCGCCGTGAGTTGGCCCTTCGATGCCATCTGCATCGCGCCTCTTGCGGCATCGTCATTGCCAACGCGATCAGCAGCAGCGCGGATAGCCTGAGCGTACATCTCTGCGCGGGTGATCGCCTCATCGAACGGGCGCATCTGATCCTTGGTATCGCCGGCATTGTAGACAGCGCCTTCCTCGAACACGCCCTTCTGTCGCATGGCTTCCGTGGCGCCGAGCTCACGCAGATAGCCAAACCCCGCGCTGGTTTCTGGCGACATACGGGCTCGTCGCTCACCGGGAATGATGCGCCCGCCACGACCCTGCTCTGCGCCGACAGATGTTGCGCGGCCACTCTCATCGATGAAGATCGTGTCGAGAGCAATGTCGCGCATTGCGAGCGCAGACGGGTAATCGCGGGTCACGGCAAAGATGAACGACGAGTCGCTCGCCAGCGCAAACTTACGCAGGGCAAACATTGCACGCGCCTTGTCCTGCGGCGTATCGCCATAGGACATCAGTTTTTCTTGCGGAATCTCGGTGATGTTCTGAACGACGTACTTATTGTTAGTCGCGATCAGCACAGTCGCCTTGTCATCGAACTTGAGTTCGCGAGCAAGGCTAGCGAGATCAGCCGGCCCAGATATTGGGCGGTTCGCCATGCGCTTGAGCCGCAACTGTGTTGGCTGACCAAAGTCTTTCTTGATCGTTTCAAAAGCACCGTCTGCTTTAATAACGGCGTATTCGTTGGTGTCGATGATCACATGGTCGAGGAACTTCATTCCTCGAGCCTTGAAGTACTTAGCGGCGTCTTCTGTGAATTTACGATCGGCAGAACTTGGGATCGCAATTTCGCTAGGGTGGTTGTGCAGCAGATAGACATTTTTGCCGCCCATTGCTTGGGCGCGCACGATCAAGTTATCGAAGAACAGCGTGGCGCTTGGGCCAACGAATGCGCTAGCAGACGCCGGCAGACGCGATGTTACGCCAGCCTGAGCAACGATGTCGCCGTCATCATCCGTGAAGACGTAGCGCAGCGTCTCGAACCGCGGATCGCGGTAGACCTGCGCAAGCGTGGCAAAGTCTTCGGTCGAGCTTACTTTTTGCCCGACAAGCGAGACTCTCTGTCTTGCAGCGAAATCACGCGACAAGGAGAGTGCAAGTAAGTCGGAGGAGGATCGTAGATCATCCACCGCTTTGACTGCGGCGCGTTGGGCTGCGACAGCTCGCGGGCCGCTTTGAGTCGGAACTGGCCCGAAATCGAGATACAGTTGGAGCTGTTCATTTACTGTGAACGCTGCAGAGTTAGAAATTCGCTGACCAGCTCGTCCTGCTCGTCCTGCGCGTTGCTCGGCCTGTAGCTCTTCGTCAACTGCTCGAGTGACTCCGTCGATCCTGTCTCTGGAGACTCCTCGTCCTTCGGCGAGCTTTGCCGCTGCGTTGGCATAGTCTGGGGCTGCATCGTCTGCATATCCGGCTTCGACTGCTTCATCTGCTGCACCCGCTGCATCGTATAACCTCTTCTCAGGATACCAGAGCAAGGCTTGCATGTCAGCCATTGTTAACTCTGGGTTGTCTTTTTGGAGCTGCTCGAGGGCAGCGCCGAACACCTTGCGAAGGTTGGCGCGCTCAGGCGGGCCAGACGGAGCTTCTTTTTGCCCGTCAATATACTTTGCAAGAGCATTACCCGTTTTGCGAATTTCATCGCCTAGGCCGATTCGGACTTTGTTTTTCTTCAACGGGCCAACAATCGAGCTCAAGGCTTCTTCGGAAAACCCTGCCTCAATTTTATTAATAGCCGCTCTGTTTGCCTTTTTGGTACTGGCCTTGGCAATGGCGAACGCAATCTCGTCCGGCCGAGCCAGAGCGATCTTCCTGCCAATGATGCCTTCAAGCTGTTTGCGCTCGTCCTTGTCCAGCAATCGGATAAGCGAGACAAGTGACTTTCTCTTGGCCGCGACCTGCGTCGGGTTTTCCTCAATCAGCGTCCCAGTCCAGCGCCCCCAAGTACGCATGAGCCAGCGGTCAATCGTGAGCTGCTCAAAGTTGCCGTACAAGTTTGAGAAGAATCCGTTGCCGATCTTCGGGCCGAGAATGGCCGAGCCATAGACCTGCGTCGAAAGGTTCTCTCCGCCAACCTCAAGGCCCGAGAACGCCTCGATTTTCTTGACCGTATCCTTCGACCGCATGAAATTCTCAAGCGCATCGAATCCGTGCTGCTTAAGCATCACGTTGTAGAGCTCAAGCGAGTTATTAATGGCGCTGGAGGCCGTGCCAATGCCAATGTCGCTTGGCATGCGGCCAGTCTTTTTCCAAGCCTCGTATGCCCTCATCGCGAGATCGAAGTTCTTGTCGACCTTCAGCCCGTTCGACGTAACGGCCAGCGCCCAAGTAAACGCGAACCTATCCTCACGACTTTTGAGGATCTCAGGATGAATCAGCGAGATGATGCGCAGCGCCTTGGTGACCTTTTCGTTATACCAGCCGACCGCGTTAGCGTTATCGCGCAGGGCAACCCGAGCTTCGCGCACGGCCATGCGAATGAGGTATCGCTCGACGGCGGGCGTCATCTCCGCAAGATCAACCGCGGCATCCGTGGCCGCGGCATTGACCGCGTCTTGGATTTCTTTCTTGAATGCGCGGTTATTCGGGAACGTCTTTCCGCGGGCGCGCTCAAAGGCTGCCTCGACGTTGGCGATATTGTCGACCGTTACCGGCACATCGCCAAACTGCTGCGGCTCTTCCTGCACCATCAGGCTGCGACGGAACTCGCCTTCTGCATTGACCGCATTGACGGCTTCATCAGCCGCAGCACGGGCATCGGCGAGCGCGGAATCGGCCGCGTCTAGCATCGGCACTCGTCGCGGATCTGGCGTCTCGGCAGCAGCCTCGAAGTCCACCAGCGCGGCCTGATCGGGGCGTGAGTTCTCAATGGCCGCATTGCGGGCAGACTGCAGCGGGAAGTCCTCGCCACCGCGGGCAATCGACGGATCAAGGCCGACAATGGCTTCGACGCTGATATCGCGGGCATCCATCGCTTGAGCCACGCCAGTCTGCAGCGCAGCGCGGCGGGTTTCGGGGTTCAGAGAGTCGACGATATTGACCGCGGCATTTTGCGCATTGAGGCGCTCTGCAAAGGCTTCGTACTCGCGCAGCGTCTCAGGGTCGATCTCGCGGGCAACATCGAACTCGGCGCGGGCCTCATCGTCCATCGCTCGCAGCCGATCGGCGATCTGCGCCACAGACATGCTCCGGCTAAAGCCTTCGGCCTCCATGAGCGAGATGTAGTCGCGGCCTCCAATGAACTTGGAGAGCTTGTCGCGCACCGTGCCTTGCCACACTCGATTGCCGGCAATGTCCTCGGCGAGCGCATCGAATATCTCGGAATCGCTAATCTGGTTGTAGTCCGTCTTTTCTAAGAAATATCCCGCATCGAAAAGCCGCTCGCGCACGGAGTCCATGCCGGCGATTTGCCGATTCTCTGGCGTGTCCTTGCGAACCAAGCCGGGCGCAGTCTTGTTGGTGACGTCTCTAGCCGAGAGCTCGCCGCCTTGATCGATAATTCCACCGGCTCGGCGCACGAACTCAGTAATCGATACCGCTTTTTCGCCCGTAGCCAGAGACACTTGCTTGGTGTTGTTCGGGTCGAGGTCAAGGATGCTGTTGAGCTCTTTCAGAATCCGTTGCGCAGACTCGGTGTAGGCGTCGACAGGCTGCACAGTAGACGGCTCGAACCGCTTGGACGTCTCCACCTTGACCGGCGGCGGCACGCTCGGCGCGCTCGGCAGCTCGGTGCGAGACTCAGCGAGAGCCTGCTGCACGGCAGCCTCGACATCGGTGCGCGGAGGCAGCGCCTCAAGCCCTCTGAGGCGACGCACGGCCTCGTACCCAGCGCCGCCCACGGCATGAAGGCCACCGCCCAGAATGCCTCCAAATGCGATATTGAGAAGGGAGTCAGCGCCGTCATAGTCGGCCTGCTCTGCCTGAGCTACGCCGAGAATGAGTGGCTCAACCAACGCGGCACCGGCAGCGCCCTCGACAAAACCGACGCCGGCACGCACTCCGGTGCGGCCAACCAGTCCGGCTTGCGCTCTGAGCATGGCCGCATACCGAGCCTGACTGACCACAGGCACAAATGCCGTGGCAATGTTTAGCGGATCAAAGAGCGAATACCCGAGGCTGGCCCCAAGTTTAGCTGCGCCGCGACCGAAACCGCCGGGACTTCTGGAATAGAGATCAGCGCGCCGATTCTCAATCTGCTTGCGACGAATGAGGATGTCGAGCGCCTCTTGACTGATGCCTTGATCTGGCACGGTCAACTGCTCGCGCAGTCCCGCATTGCCAAGCTGGGCGCGGGCGCTTTCTGCTGACAAGATGTTCTTGCTGCGACGGGCTTCTTGCAGTTCCAGCCCGCGGACGATGGATTGCGTCGGACTGAACTCGAATGCTTCGCGCCCCACCTCGATGAGCTCTTCGCCCAGCGTCGGCTCGCGCACTTCGACTTGGCGCTCGTAGGGCCGGCGAATCGACAACAGTCCGTCAAAGCTCATGCGATATCACCTATTGACCGAGCGTGGCACGCGAGAGCTCTCGCATTTGTGGGCGCATCGTCTCTTCCTTTGTCGCACTAAGGTTTCGCAATTCTTCCCATGTATAGATCACCGGGTTCCCGCTCTTGTCGAGTACGGGCTCGCGGTCGTACATCAGCGCCACCCGATCGTCGCTCGGCAGCGTCTGCCAGTACGCATCGCGGATTCTGCTGTAACCGAGATCCTTCACGGCCTTGTTTTTCGCAATGGTCAGCCCGCTGCGCAATACGCGATTCGGCATCGCATTCTGGCGCGGCACTCGCACCATGCTGTCCTCGATTTCGGAAAGCACATACCGCTCTCCGACAACCTCGGAATACGCTAGATCGGCCGCATCGTTAATGCTCTTGCCGGCGCGTGCGTAATCGACCGCCAGCCGATAGGCCGAATCCTCAAGCATGGCGATCATCGCTGCATCACCTTGCTGGCCTTGGAACGATGCGAATATGTCGCTCATCACATCGTTGACCTTGTCGCGAACATCTTTCGGAGCCTTGTCGGAAGGCAGCAACGCACCGAGCTCTTTCTCAGAGAGCGCGGACAGCTCAATTAATCGGTCGGCCGGCTTCTCGCGCATGCCAGCGCCAATCACCGCAGCCGATCCCGGCAGATCCTTAGCGACTTGAGCGAACACGTTCGGCCAATACTTGCCCCACTTCTGGCGCTCGGCAAGGATCACCGAAGAGCCGACGATTGCCTTGTCGTCACCCGGTCTGCCGTAGACGCGGGCCACAAGATCGTCAGCGACGTTCTTGGGCAGGATGGCCGGGTTCTGGATGCCAATACTTTTCGCCTCGGTCACAGCCAGCCGAGCGTAATTTTGAGCAGCAGCAGTTGATGCTTCCGGCGTCTGGGCTTCGCCGATTGCGGTATAGGCTGCGCGCAGGGATGGAGAGCTCTGGATTAGGAATGCACCGGGATCTTCCTCTTGCTGCTTGACGATGTTCGTGTAGTTTTTCAGCGCGAACTCGTAACGCTTAACCGCATCGGCAGCGCCCTTTTCGGTCTTTGGCTTGAGACCCTCAATCATGGTGACTGCGTCTTGCCGGTTCATATTGGCAAGCGAGTTCATCATCGGAGCGAGCTTGAACGCTTCCGAATAACTGTCGTAGTCATCGCCCATGCCAGCGGCAACGAATCGCGATCGCGGGATCGGGCTCTCTGGCATGACGCCCACGCTCATCAGCGCGGTCTGGTTCGCGACATCATCGCGCAGCACATCGCGCATCTCTGCGCGCCGACGCTCCTGCTCGCGGCGGATCTGCTCGATCTCAGCCTCCGTCTGTACCGTCAGTCGAGTGCGATCGTCCTGATCGAGGTCGTTGATAAACGCGAGAGGCGACTTGCCGGGTTCCGCTTCCAGCGCCTTTTGCATAGCAGCCGGATTGGCGCGCATCGATGAAAGCGCGGCGTCCAGAGCGAGATTGCTTCTCGCCTTTGCCCACGCTCGCTCGCGCTTGTCCGGCGGCAAGATCGCGAACTGCAAACCGACATCGTTTTTGACGGACTCGTAATCTTCCGGCTTTGCTGCAACCAAAAGGCGACCAGATTCGTATGATTGTTCGGCCTTGTTGATGTCGCGGTCAACCTTGGCGTTCGCTTGCCATCGCAGCGAACTCTCTTGGACGTTAAGGCCGAACTGGTCGGCTTGACCTCGCAGCCATGCGCGGGCGCGATCAGACTGAGCCTGATTGACCTCCTCATTCGCGATTTCGCGATAAGCCTCTGCAGCGCGATTGGTGTAGTCGTCGAGTTCGTCCTTCTCTATGGCTTGCTGCTCAAGCTCTCTGGACTTGTCTAGCCAGCGCGACTTGATGCGGATAGCGCGTGATGATGCGTCGATTGCAGCCTCATCCTCGCGCCGCCTTTCAATTTCGCGATTGCGTTCGCCGACCAACTGGCCGACAGCGGCCGCACCCCGAGCAACAGCCTCTGCCGTCTCCGCAGCCTGAGCGCCAACAGCCGCAAGCCCGCGCGTGCTAGGTGTAGCGATCCGCGGGACGACTTGCTGTCTGTAGAACTCAAGCCTTGCCATATATCACCTAAGCGTTGAGCGGGCCGGTTGGCGACCGAAATGATGTCGGCAATGTGGAGCGTTGAGCTATTGCCGTTCGACCAGTCACCTTCGGCTTAAATTTTGGGCCGCTCGGCAGTTGACCGCCAGCAGCGGCGTAAGTACCGAGCGCAGCAGATCCAGCTTGCAATATGCCTTGCGCCCACGATGGCCGCGCAGCGCGAGTGATGCGCGCCTCGGTCAGCAAGCTCTGCGCTTGCGTCTCGCCTTGATATGCCAGAGACAGCGCATCGAGCTCGGCTGCGGTGGCCGCTTGCTTGTAGACGTCGCCGAAAGACACAGACTCCGAAAGCCCAGCCTGTGCGCCAGCAGCTCGCAGTTCGCCAAATCCACGCTGCGTCTCACGCCGGAGCTGCTCTTCCTGCATGCCAGCCTGACGCCGGGCAACGCCGGCCTCAACCTCAAGCTGCCGCGCTTGCGCGGCTCCGACCTGACGCTGCTGGCCCGTTGCCATCAGAGACGAGCCGGCTGATGCCGCCGCTGCTATGAATGGGATTGCCTGTGCCATTACTGAATCCTCGCGTACATCGCCATGTCGTTTCCGTCATGACCGAATGCCCGCATCAATCCTTCAAACTCAAACCCCAGCATTCTCGCCCATCTGTGGCCGGGCTCAAAGGCCGGATATACATACGCCTCGACGCGCCGAATCTCGCAGCGATCGAGGAACTTCAACACCTCGCGGTGCAGCGGCCTCATGCTCTTACCTGCGTCCCACGACAAAAGCGCCCATGCCGACGCTCTGCCTGTCCACAGGTTTACCACGCCAGCGCAGCAGATGATCTTTCCATCCCTGCGCACCGTATAACACGGCCCTGCCTCCACCAGCTCCTGCCCATATCCCGGTCGACCGACGAAGGCTGAGAGGTATTCCTGCGAGGGCTGCAGCCTCAGTTCATCGAGGTGCGCCGGGCGGAACTTCACGACCTCGATCACCCCGCCGTCTCCAGCTCGGGATACAGCGCCACCACGTTCAGCGGCAGCGGCTGATCCGCTACCACCCAGATTCTTCCGTCCGTCTCGTAGCCACCGGGGAACGGAAGAACATCGGTGTCACCCGTCACAGGCGGCGGCACCTCGTCCATCAAATCCGATCCGGTGCGGTAAATGATGTAGTCCAGATTCGTTGCGCTCGGCCCGATCTTGCCGCCGAGGCTGTTGTACAGCCGCAAGGCGAGCTTGTGGATGCGCTTGGTCTTGGCCTGCGCCGTGCCTATGGAGGCTCCTGCCTCAATTCTCTGCGTGGCTAGGGTCGAGGTATAGGGCAAGCCTACAACCGCCCGAGAAGCCGCCACAGGCAGCGTCACCTTGCCGTCCGTAACCAGCAAGCCCGTTACCTCAGCACCGTCTGCGAGCGCAGATACTGTTTCGCCTTCGAGGTGGTGCAGCCCGCGCAGCAAGGTCGCGGTCATGCGCCAAGTATTAAACAGCACATCGTTGTCAGAAAATGCCGCAATAATTGTGACAAGCACCTGCTCTTCATTGACGACGCTGGTAATGAGCGCGCGCGAGCTGCGCCATTGGCCGAATGCCTCGTCGTAATACCGATAAACGATTTCGCGCCCGACATCGCTTGCCACGAACACCGGATCGTTAATCACGATGTCGAAGCCGTCCTCAGTCTCAATGATCTCATTGTTCTCGGTAGCCAGCTCCAGCGAGGACGTCACCGTAGCCGTGACGTTGGTACTGCCCACGGTGTCATAGCCAGAACCAAGGAACAGGTCTGCCGGAATCAAATCGTTATATTCCAGCGAGTCGTCAAGATACACCGCGCCTTGAATGTCCTCGCCCTCTTCGAGCGCCTGCGCGAAATACTCTACCGTGCGGCGGGTGAACTCGACGTCAGCCTCGGTCACAAGCCGGTCGTCGCCCTCGGTAATCAATTCATCACCGGCCTCAGTCGCCAGCTCATACGCCACATCGCCCTCGACCGTGCGCGACACCACAAGCCAAACGTCATCGACGTCGCCAGCCGGGCCGGGGATAACCTGCACCGCCTCTACCTTGACGTTGCGGCCACCGATCGGGTGCTGGTGCCAGCCATAGATATTCTGCTCGCGGTCGTAGGTCAGGCCGATAAGACGACCATCGCCAAGTACGCACCAGATGATGTCGTCCGGCTCTTTCTGGAACTCGATGTCGATGATTCCCGACTTGGTGATCTCGGGATAGAGCGCGTTCATGTCGCGTGGAACCCACGCATCCGCTTGGATGTCAAAGCGCAGCTCGATGATCCGGCGACCGCCGACGCGGGCAAACAGCACCGCGTCCTCAACAAGGATCGGCTCAAGCTCCATCGAGCCCTCTGCCGACTGCAAGTCAAACTTGACGTTCTCCGGCCCGAGCGCCGCAGTCGTAATGTTCTCGCGGATCGCAATCTCAGCGCCCGCAGTACCAACGATCAGCGCGTTGCCGGGGCGCATCCAGCGCACCTTGTCGACGTTGCCGACCGCGAGCGTCAGATTGATTGCATTGTCAGCAAGGATCTCGCCCATCGTGTCGACCGCTTGCGAGCTGTAGTCGCCGGCCACCGATGCGTACACATTCTGACCGCCAGCCCACCACAGGCGATCGCGCCAGAAAGTGACCTTGTACGGGAACGAAGCACCCATGCCCGTACCCCACGCGCCCACGCGATAGGCGCAAGGCGTCGACGACAGCAGTTCGGTCGGCGCAACACCCGGCCCGATAACGTCTGCCGTGACCACCGTTCCGCTCGTCACCGCCGTGATCTTGAGAATCACATAGCCGGGGTGCAGGAACTTCCAGAGAACGCCAGCGGTACCGTCATAGTCCTCGCCCTCTTCGTGAATCGGGCGCACCGCGCCGGTCGTTGCCGAGTTGACCGCCTCGTAAAACTTGCCCGCGCTCTTGCGGATATTGCCGGCGGTGGTTGCCTTGCCGGTTTCCCATTGTGTTGTCGTGATGTTGATCGGCTGCAAACGCAGCAGCATCCCAGCAGAATTGTTATCAAAAACCGTGCTGCCCGCGGTCACCGTTACCGATCCGGTCGTTGCCGAGAGCGAGAAGTTGACCTTCGTCACCGGCTCCGCTTGGAACGGCCCGTCAGTCGGTGCGTACTCGGCGAAGGCCCAGCTTGTTTGCCCGCTGCGCGTCAGCGTGCGCGGCGCATAGCCCTCGCAGCCGACATAGAGCACATCGCCCGACTGAGTGATTGAGAGCGCAGAAGTTCCCTCGGCGGTGAACAAATCCTCAACCGTGTACGGAGACGCGATCGTGTAGACGCGCTGGATGTCGCCGTTGCCGGCATAAGTGCCGTATCCGGTCGTGTTGATCGGCTGGTCGTTGATGTCGTAGAGCTCGAACGTCTTAGCGCCAGCGTTGAGATTCGTGACCTTGACGTATCGGCCATTGATGTCCGGCATGCCGAGAACGTCTTTGACATACATCCAGTCGCCGTTCGACGGGTCTGTGCCGACATAGGTCAACACGCCGGGGCTGGCATTCGTGACGTTGCTGACGTCAAGACCAGTCTCCAGCACTACGCCGCGGTCGGTGTAGAAGCGACAGTACTGATCGCCAAACTCGATGACATACGCTTGATCGAAAGCGAACTCAAACTTCTGCAGCCATACCCGTTTGTCGGGATAGCGCGCCTGCAAGACGTACTTTGTACCCGGCGATCGCTTGGCCGGCCCCTGCGCGGTCGGGATGAACCGCCGCATCCGGTGCATACTCGATGGATATTTATCGAAGTCCGTGCGGCCACTCATCATTGGCCCGACTTCACCACCGTTAAAATTAACTACGGCTGGATTGGCGCTTGGCATTTAGAGCCTCACAGTAATCCAAGTCGTATCCGCAATGGACTCCGGTGGATTCTCGATAGCGTTGGCACGGATGGCTTCCATCAGCGCCATGCGGTAATCGCGCAGCGCCGCATTCTTCTTGCCGTCAGACTGTGTGAGCGCCTCGGCGACGTTGTAAGCGATCGATGACGCGAAGGCTTCATCGAACGAGGTGTCGAACTTTGTGGGGTCAGTCACGCGCCCAAGATAGCGCAGATTCAGCGAGCCCGAGCTGCGGGTCAGGATCTTGCCGCCTTCGAGCACATATTCCTGCCCGCCGCTGCTAATCAGATCGGACAGGTCTGGCGCAGGGTAGTAGGCATTGATCTGCAGGATGCGCAGACAGTCGGACGGTACGGGATATTGGTAGCTGTAGTCGAAAACTGGGGTATCGACTTCTGCTGCCAGAACCGCCCTTTTTACACAAAAGCGCCAGTTATAAGTTCGCTGCAGCTTGTCGCGCAGCATCGAGTAGACGGCAGAAACCTCTCGGGCCGGCTTGGTATTGTCCGAGAGGCTCGTAATCCTCAAGTCACCAATCTTGGTGAGCGCGAGGTTTGCGATTGCGACGTCACTAGCAGCCACGGGCGTCTCCCGCAGCTATTAAGCCGGCGGCCAAGTGTCCTGAAGGATCGCTTCCTTGATCGTGTCAAGGGCAAGCAAGACTTCCATCTTTTGCATGTTTGCATCGAGATCGACGCGCACTTCGACGTCGGTCGTGGCCGTAGAGGCCGCGCCTTCCGTCACGTTACGCACGCCCTGCTCGCCGCGGTCAATTCCGTAGAAACGGTCTGCCATGTTGGCTCTCCATCAAGAAAGGGGCGAGCCCTGTTACAGGCCCGCCCCGATTCATTACGCCGTGTAACGACCGACGAGCTTCACGGTGCCGGTGGCGTCAGCCGCCGCCGTCAGCGTGAGAGTCACATCGTAGAACACGCCGGGGTCGCTGGTGAGCGCAAGCGCGTCCCACAGCTCCTTACCGGAGTTGGCGATCGTGAACACCGCAGCCTCATGCAGGACATCCACGCCGTTCAGCGCACCGTCCTTGAGGGACAGGGCCGAGGCGAAGAAGTCGGCATCAGCAACCGCACCACCGTCAGCGGCGTAGAGGCCGATGTCGGTGATCGTCGTGGTGCCGATGTCCGGCGAGTAGATGCGGAGATCCGTCATCACAGCATTCGACGGCACACGGAACATGCGATAGGTCGAAGCGATGCTATCGGTGTCCGTAATCGCCGCCGTGGCTACCGCCACACGCTCGCTGCCGCCATCAACACGCGGGCTGTTGAGGACGACCGGGGTCGCGTCTGCATTGGTGATAAGGGTCGACTTAACTGCTACAACTGCCATTTTCGTTTACTCCCTTATTCCGCGCAGAGGATGTCGACGACCTTCTTCTCTTCCGTGCGCGTGGCACCGAAAGTTCCCATCAGATAAATCTGATACGGATGCGAAGAGAGGTCACGACGCTGCGTGATGTTCGACATGATGTCATTCCACATGCCGAGATGAACGCCCGACGGCACCCACACGGGGCAACGGCGGTGGCTCGAACTCGTCGGGAGACGCTCGGTGTGGATGAAGTTGATCCCGAGGAAACGGGTCACCTTGCCATCCTCAAGCACCGGCATGCCGGAGCTGAAGTCAGCCGAGGTCACTTGGATCTGACCGAGAAGGTCATCGTGCTGCTCGGCAGAGATGGCGCAATACACCGGCTCGGCATCGAGGTCGACTTCGTTCTCCATCAGGATGCGACGCGCTTCGCGCAGCTTGTCGACCGTGAGGCCCACGTTGCCAGAGGCAGCGTAGTTCACAGCAACCTGCTGAGTCGAAGTGGCAAAGTTGGTGGTCGTGCCGCCAGCCTCGCCCGTCTTGTTCGCACCGAAGATGCCCGAGATGATGACGTCATCGATCGCGCGGCCCATCGCATAGAGCCCGTTCTGCGAATAGGCAGACTGCGGGTCAGCGAGGAGACGGAGCTTGTCGAAGTTGTCGATCAGGTCGGCCCAGTCGTAATCCTCTGGGAACACCCACCGACGATTGTTCGGGGTGTTGACCGGGACGATCGGCTGGTAGCGGGTCGAAACCGCACGGGCCGAGGTGGCACCGTACTGCGTGACGACTTCCGACTGCTTGCCCTTGTAAGAACCAGTCTGCACCGCAGAGCGCAGCTTGGAGCCCTTTTGCTGCAGAAGCAGCGAGATGTTCGTGCCGTATTGGACGGCATAAACGCTTGCAATATTATCGGCCATGATAGCCCTCCAAAAACAAAATGAATTACTGTTCTCGGATGGCTTGTCCGTTGCCGGGGCCAGAATCCTTGCCAGATACGCTCTAGCCGGGCGGTCGTCTTTCCGACTGTCTTAGGGGCCTCGCGGCTTGCCCTGTCTCCTAAAAGGCCGGGGAGTTACCTCCCCGGCAAGTTACTCTCAGGAGAAAATTCACAAGACATTCGGATGGTATGCCCTGCTCACTCTGATGTAAAGAGCTCGGGATTCGCCATCCGCTGCAGCTTCATCATTTCTTCAATCGCCCCAGCGCGCACGCGCTCGTCGGTGTTCATGTAACGGCCCATGAACTCCTGATCGGCAAACATGCCGGCGATCTTGTTCTTCGCCTGAGCTGGCGTCATCGCGCCGCCCGTCGGCGTGTCGCTCGAAACGAATGAGCCCTCTGCGAACTGGGAGCCGATCGAGTGAAACAGCTTCATCAGCTTGGCGGTGCCGATCGCCCGCTCCATCGCATCGAAGGTCGTCTCATCGATGCCGGCTTCCTTGCTGAACTTGAGTACCGCACGCTTGGCAAGCTCCTCATTCTGCGCCGCGGCAGCGCCCCACTCCTTCTGCAGCTCCTTGTACTCGGCCTCCGACTTGGCAGAGAAACCCTCGGACTCGGCTTCGATACGCTGCGCAGACGTCTGGTTCCACCATTCGGCGAGCCCCTTGGCCTGCTTGCTGGTCAGCCCAAGCTCATGCAGCACCGGAGCGACCGCCTGAGCGAACGAACCGTCATCGCCCTCCGGCACAGGCAGCTCGTACTTGTCTGCGCTCTCCGGCCTTCCTAGGCGGTTGTAGACGGCACTCCACCCGTCGGCGTCATCGTCCGATTTGGGAGCGAGAATCGTGCGCCCTGCCTTGTCAGCGCCGAATACCTTTTCGAGATTCTGATACGAAAGCAGCGCATCCGCCGGCCCTTTCCAGCCTTTCGCCTTCACCAGTTCGCCGAGCGAGGTGGATACCTCGGGAGCGATCCCTTCCGGCGCATACCATGCAGGTGCCGCTGCAGTCGGGTTGCCTGCCTCTGCAGACCCTTGATCGTCACTCATCTCTGAAGTCCTCTTGCAAATTGGTCAAGGTTCGTTCGTCCAAGTGCAGCGCCTCGACAATCATCTGCACCGTTTCTTGCCGGCCAACCATCCGGCCAAGCTGAAACAAATCCCCTTGCACGCCCGGCGCGATCGGCGGCTTCCCGTACTTGGAAAACCGCTTGAGATGCGCCATCACAATCTGACCATCCTCGGACAGCTCGTTGGTGCCGGGGGCCATGAATAGCCGCTTGTACCCGCGAGTGCGGTGAAGCACTTGGGCGACCCGCGCCCGCATCATTGAGAACGTCATTAGAGATCCTTGATGTTAGGCATGACCCACGGCTCCCATTGCTGGAAGTGCCTCTCTTCGCAGCGCACCACGCCGCCGAGCAAGCCGTTGACGGTATCGTGCGCGCACCCGTAGCCCTGCCCATTCCACGGGCAGAACCAAACGCACTTGCGGCACAGCTCCGGTGCCTGCCACGCCTGCTGGAACTCGCTCACTTTTGCAGTTGCTTGATGTTGTGGTGAACGACCAGCGAGGTCGCGCCGATCAGAAACAGGAACGCCCAGACCGGGATGAACTCCATCCATATCCAGCATATTCCGCAAACCAGCGTCTTGACGATAAAGAGCCCTTCGAGCACGCCGATCTTGCGAAAGATCCAGTCCATCGCAGGGTTCAGCTCGCGCCCACCTTTCTCAAGAATCTTCATCGTTGTTAGCGCATCGACGACCTGCAGGACAATCAGCAACCAGAGCAGCATCATTTTCATACCTGCGCACCTCTGAACCATGCCGCGCCGTGCTGCACTACGCAAAGTTCCGGCTCAAGCATCACGCCATTGTGGAAGGTCAGCACCGCAAACCCAGACGCCCAGTTCACCGGGCCGGACTCTGTGTAGTTGAACTGCGGCCCATACGGCTCGGCCATCGTTCCCGTATCTACGCCGTATCTACGTCCGCGGTAGTCAGCCCACGGCGTCACCTGCAGCTTGTGCAGATGCCCGTGAACGTAGTTCACGCCAGCCTTGAGCGTCGAGTTGTAGGCAGAATGAATGCCACCAGCGACCGGCCTGTGCCGGATTGCAGTCCAACCTTTCGTGCCGTGGTTGAGGTGCAGCGCCCAACCCGCCCGCCAGCGAGGCAGGTAATCGAGCAGCGTCATGCCGGTCATCTCCTCGAACTCGCTCACCCGGCTGGATAGGTAGTTCTCAAACCTTGCATCGTGGTTGCCGATCGTGCGCACGAATGCAGCGCCGCCCGCGGCCCGCTCGATCTCTGCACACCGATCCTGCACCGCATAGATCTCGTCCTTCAGCTCCGGCTGTTTCTCCCACATGATGCGCGCGTGGCGAGAGATGCGAGCGCCATCGAGAATGTCGCCGTTCAGCACTACGAGTTTCGGCTTCAGCGCCTTTGCCAGCTTGCAGAATGCCTCATGCGCTGGCGTTACCACCTGCGGCCAATAGTGGCAGTCGGAGGCCACCAGTACGACCCCGTCCTCAAGATCCATCGTCATGTCTTTTTCGTACCTGCGCGCACGCTCGGCAGCAACCGCGTCGAGCCTTGCGCCCTTCATCTCATCTTGAGATACCGGACGGTTGCGCTCTTTGGTTACGAGATGCACACCGCAGCGCAGCTCAATCCTGCGACGCCTTTCTTGCGCAGCTCGATCGCTGACGCCGAGGAACTTCGCAACCTTTATCGGGCTTCCCAGCCGATTCCAAATGGATATGAATTCGTCATCCGAACAAGCTGCCTTGGGCATGATCTACCTACGAGTTACCTTGATTCCAAGTTCTTTCCGACGTCTATCGGTTTCCTTGTCGTCTCGCATGGCGCGCCATTCCAGATGGCCGTCGACCAGCCTAATTTCCTCTTTATGCACCAGCGCGCAGTCGCAGCATTCCGTGTGCGTGTAGCCTTTTATTCTGTACCACGCGCCGTCGAAGATCTGTACGACAGATACATCGCCATTTCGTCGCGCCTTCTTTTTACCAGCCCGGGAAGAACCTTGCCGCCGCCCTTTGTCCATTTCAGAAACTCCTGCGCTGCCTCCTCAAATTCGCCGCGATTCGTTTTCATGCGCAACCCAGAGCGTTGCAGATTGCCGAGGCCCACGTTGAAGGAGAAACTGCAGAGGCTGTCGAAGATGCCTTGATCGCCAAGAGCAGCAGGGCAAAGTCGGGCCACGCCGCGCTCAAACCGCGCAAGGTCTTGAGCAAGGATAGCGTCCACCTCTCCCATCGAGAGCTGGCGATCCCAGCCATCGGGTATCGGTAAATTGCGCCGTTCATTGAATGGGATGGTTGCGTGTTTTGGATCTATAACGTGGCCGACCCCGACTGTCCATAGTAGGGCCGGACACCTATACGCGCGCAGTCTAACACCCTCATGGTGTTTGATCATACGGATCGCGGCGTCAGAAACCTTCACTTTTTGAACGCTTGTGTTCCGAACCAGAATGCAATTATTGAGGACAGGATCAGCATTTCGTCATCGCTGAATACGTTGTCCATTGCAACCGCAAACGGGATGCCAGTTGTATAGGCGTACCAAACGCCAGCCACGTTCAGCGCGACCAGCTCCAGCACAAAGATGTAGGTCACGACCGGGCGCACCGAGGCGCGTAGATTGATCATCCATTGGCTCGCGCCTTTACCGATTTCCATGTCGTGGGCATATAACGCCTGACGCTCTTCGCCAGCAGTCTGCGTCTGGATCTGCTCTAGCTTGATTTCCTCGACTCTCGCTTGAGCGATAAAACCCCTCTCAGCAAGGGCAAGCTCCCGTTCTTTCTGCGCGGCAACCAAAGCGAGCTCATGCTTCTTGTCCTGTCGGTCTTGGAAGATCTGGAGGATCTTGGGCAAACCGCCAGCGAGAAACGACAAGAAAGTTGAAATCATCGTCATCATGGGATTGCCTACTTCTTGTTGATCAAATCGAACAGCGACTTGACCTTTTCCTCAAGCACAGCAACGCGCAGATCGAGCTTCGACAGCACGATGATGAGCGTAATAACTGCGAGGATCACCGGCCATGCTCTGGTAAAGATCTCGAATAGATCCATCAGAATACTCCAAGCGCCTTGAGCCCAGCCGCCGCGAGGCCGGCAATGATTGCGCCGGCAGCGCGGTCGACCCACTTGGCCGATTCGCTGTTTTTCACGTTGGCGCTCTCGAGTTTCATCAGCCGATTCTCGACGCGCTCAATGGCCTTGAATGCGCGCTCCAGCGCCTCGGCTGTCTGTAACTGGCTCTGCTCGACCAGCGCGAGCTTCGTAATCGCATCCGAGAGTTTGCCGAGGGCGGTCTTGATCTCGCCGACATCCTCATGCAGCAAATCCAAACGCATTCCAAGAATGTCGTTATCGCTCGCCATGACTTAGATTCCCGGCACAGCTCGTCTTGGAGCAGACGCAGCGATCTGCTCCGCCCTTGCAAACCTCTCCGCGGCCTGCCCTGCGGCCGGAGCCGCGGCCAAAAGCTGCTGCATCTGCGCGGCCTCTTGCTGCGCGACGTCCATCGCTTCGAGCTCTTCGTCGGTACGCAGCGCCTTTGCCGGCACGTTGTTGGCCTCGGCAATGACCTTGACCGCCTGATCCGCATTGATGCGGCGCAGCACCGTCATGTCGCCAGACGCCTGCGCGACCGGCAGGATCGCCTCAATCGTGCGCAGAATGCCCGCGGCCTCCTCGGCTTTCATCAGCCTTGCGAGCGGGCCGGTGTACTTCGGCAGGATCTCGCCACCGCCCATGATGTAATCCATGAGCTGCGGAGGCGGCACCGGCAGATCGCCACCAGCCGAAAGAAGGTCGAGCTCGCGGTCGATGATCGGGCCGAGGAACTCTGACTGCTGACGGCCCATCGTCGGGCCAAGCAGCGCGCCTTTTTCCTGCGCACGCTGCAGAACTTCGGTCGCCGTCATCACCCGCGGATTCTCGACAAGGATCTGGAACAGCGTCACAAGGAAGGAATCGTTCACCGCCTTGCGCTTCTGATCCGACATCTCGATGCCGATCGGAAGATTGCCTCCCGTCTGCAGCGGCTGAACCAGCGGCGTGCCGTCCTCGCGGAGGTAGCCGTAGTTCAATGCATTAGGGCGCACCGAGAACGCATTAAGGGCGCCCTCCTCGGCGAGAATGAGCGGCGGGTCGACCATGCGGTGCGCCATCCGAAGCATGGTCTTTTCCATCTCTTGCAGAGACTTGATGTCGGCCAGAGCCTCCATCGCGGGCGACCGCCCATAAATTTCACGCGGCCCGGTGACGTAGCGTCCAACCGCATACGGCATCGATCGATAGCCGCTGTCATCGAGCAACACTTGCCCCTCACGGGAGACGTAGCGCGATTGATAGCGCATGCCCTGCGGGCCAGCTCGACCGGCCACATAGTCGCCGTTCGGCTTCACGCAATGCACGAACTCAAACATATCGTTTGCACGCGCCTCAGCCGAGGACTTGATGCCACGCGGCAGCTTGTCAGCCCAGCCGGGGATCTGCATCGCCTGTCTCGCCGTGAGCTGGAAGCAGCGATACACGGTGTCGACGCGGCCAGTATGGTCAAGATCGATGACTAACTCAGAGAGCGCGATCGCGCGGTATCGCAGCGTCACGCCGGGAATCTCGTCGATGAAGAGCGCAGAGGTGCCGAACGCACCTAGGCTCATGTAGCACTCGAATGCCTGACTCGCAAAGTTCGCAGTCGGCGCATATCGCTGGCGGAACAAGATGTCGCGCAAGGCATCGCACCAACGCTGCACAGCCACGTTGTCATCGAGCTCGGGGATGCCGGTACGCAACCCGTGCCACATCTGGGTGGCTGGCGTCAGCATCGAATCCATTGCAGCAGAAAATCGCGGCAGAGCGCGCTGGGCAGTCGAGTCGAAGATCTTCTCTGATCGTTTCTCGCCCGGCGTGCGCCAGCCTGTCATCTCGGCCATCGTCGGCCAGACGCGCTCGGCGACTTCTTGCCAATGCTGCTCCCAAGTGCCACGCGCACCCTTTAGGCGATCGTAGCCCTCAAGAACCTCTGCTGCGCGTGACTCTGCCATTGTCAGCCGCCAGCCTCATCCGGCGGCAGCGGCGTGTTGCCTTCTGCAAGCCATTTCAGATATTCCTGATAGTCGGTGTTGGCGGGGCCTGGCGGGATGCAGCCAATAGTCGGCTCAAAAATGCCAACAAGATTGCCGTCTTTATCATTCACCACTTTGTAGTTCATGGTTATAACTCCGCTGCCGCTGTCCAACTAAATGAAAGATTGCTATTTGCGGCGATTGCTGTGGCGCTGCTGCTATCAAATGACATGAATTGAAATGCCCCTGTATCGCGCACATTTGCAAATCCGGTTACTCCTGTTCTATTAGGCAGGGCTAATTGGGTAACTGCATTTGCTGTTCCATCAAACGCATAAGCAACCATTGTCGGAGCCGCTCTCTTTGTAACCTTAAACGGCAAAATGCTAATCCCAGAAACATTTCCAGCCGTACTTGCTGCCAAAGCAGTGCAATTTCCAACAAACCCGTTACCAAGATTTCCAGTCGTTCCCGGCACAGTTTCTTGTGCGTACGACTTCTCATAGTACCGCTGACACAGCATCAACTCCGTGCCATAAGGTCTACGCTCAAACGGAGTGGCGACGGAGCCGGTTTCTAGTTGGACTCCGGTGACATACCAAGTGGCGTTGAGGGTGCCGATGACGGAAACAGCGCCGGTTGCGGCAACATAGTTTGCCCCTGCCCATGCGCCCGCCGTACCGCTACGATCTGGGCCAGCGCCAAGACCAAACACAACGTTTATTCCAATTCCTGTTGTGGTCAACCATGTCCCGCTTGTGTCGCCAGCAATGGTGACTGCTTTATATTCCCAAGTGTCGGCAGCGGAAATTGAATAAGTAAATGCATATGAACGGTCAAGCGCGCCGTTTCTTAACGAACCGCCAAAAGTACCAGTCAAAGAACTGCGAACCCAGAATGACAATGTAACCGCCCGAGCGTTAGCCGTTCCCCACGCTAAATCACCAATGTTGGTTCCTTCAATAAACTGGGACAAATTCAAATTCTGCGTTGTCGTTAGTGTTGCATCTGCGGTTGTTGTTGTAATTTTGACGGAATTTACGAATCCCGTAGGAACAGATGTATCTTGTTGAGCGGAAAATGCGCCGTCTGTGCTTTGCGATACCTTAAATCTATCAACTGGAAATGAGCCATCTGCCGTTACCGCCGCAGTACCGCGCTGCGCGATCCGCATATCGCCGTTGATGATGCGGTTACGGAAGAACAAGCCGTTGCTGAAGTTTGCAACAGATCCCGCCGCAACCTCTGCGCCGGTAAGTTTGTAGTTAGCGCCAGAGCGAGCGACGATGTACTCATCGCCAGCCTGTGCCGGTGCGCCTGATGCGAGCGCGCTGATTTTACTATCTGCCATGTCTTACTCCTTCAGCAGGAATGCGCCGGTTTCGAGGAGGATGTTGAACCCGTCCTCAAGCAGCACGTTGCCGACATCTTGATCACCGCCCGGATCACCGCGACGGTGCGTTCTGCTGGCGGTGCGCTCCAGCGTCCGGCTGTAGGTACGCATTAGAACCCGCCGTCAGGAATGCGCAGGGCCATTGCGTAGACCGCGGTCGCCGTCGCAATGTTGCAGCGGATCTCGCCAGCGCCGAGCTCGAAGATGCCGCCGCCGTTCGCGGTCAGCGTGGTGTCGATGCCGACATCCTGCGCGGTACCGTTCGGGCCTTTGCATTCGAGCTTGACCGTGCCGGGGAACGAGCCCTCGATGCGGAACTCACCGCGACCGCCCGGCCAGAAGAACCAGCTACCCGTCGCGCTGGCGTTCGATGCCAAAACAATGCCTGTTGCCATGATGGGACTCCGTTAAGCCGCGACGGCCTTGATGACCGCAAAGGAAAGTACGAGAGCTTCCGAAAGATCGGTGCCGCCCAGAAGGTTATGCAACTGGATGCGGCATGACCCGGCAGCCACCGCGGTGACGCCGATGTTGTACGCATTCACCGTTGCGCCTGACTTGATGTTCACGACCACCACATCGGTCGCCGCGATCGCGCTGTTGGTCAACGTAAAGCTCACCGCAGTCTCGCGGTTGAGCGTGGCGTTGTTCATCGTGATCGTGCCGCAAACGTTATCGAGCGTGACGCCGGTCGACTTGCTGGTGGCCTGAGTGACCGTGCTACCTGCGCCCGTGCCGTAACCGATGCCCGCCGTGGCTGACGTCGACTTGACCGAGCTGACCGCGGTGACCGCGCCCGTAAGCGTCGAGACGCTGGAGACGACCAGCGCGCCGGCGATGTTCATCGTGCCGGCCTTGGTGATGAATGCTTTGTCGACGCCACCGACCTGCAAGCTCAATAGCCGCGAGGCAGCATCCGACGCCGTGTCCGTGACGTTGAGCTTGACGCCGTTGAAGGCGGTCAAGACGCTATTCCATGTCGCCACCATGTCGCTCGCGGCTGAACCGACGAGCGCCTGCGGGGTGACCTTCTTCGTCTCTGACGCACCGAGGTCGACGATCGCAAGAACGTCGCTGCCGTTGGCAACGTCGACCTGAGCGAGCGAGGTGAGCTGAGTGATCTTTTTGGTAGCCATTACATGCCACCTCCGAGGAGTCTAGTCGTCGCCACGCCGCCCTGCTGGCGGGATTCGGACGTCGACATCATGGTGCTGGCACGGCCTCGACGCCGGCGCAGTCGGGTGGATTCGATTTCGCGCTGCTTTGCGACATCCGTTTCGGGAGGTGGCGGCGGCGGCTCGATCTTCGGCATCTTGGGTTTGAACAGTCCAGACATAGACACCTCACGGTTTGACGCGAGTCTAGCCCAACACAGCGTAGTCTGCTATAGCGGCACCCGGCTGTCGACCCCGGCGCTCTGTACCTCTGAATGGCCGGCGACCTTTGGCGAGATATCGCATCGCATCTGCAAAGTGCGACGTCCAATCATGCAGCGGCCTGTCGCGGAATCTCTGCCCCTTCTCGTCATACTCCCTGCGGTATTGGCGCAGCGCATCGATCGCTCGCGTCATGCGTGCCTTGGCATCATCTGGCGTCTCGCCGGGAAACGGATCTGGCGTAGCGTTGAACTCACACACCGGCAGCATCTGTCGCACAGCTTGAATGCCATCGTCGACCGAATCGGCTTCGAGGATGCGCGGCTTGAGCCCGTAGCCAGCGGCAGTCTCGACTCGAGTAACGCCAGAGCCCCACTCACGCACGGCCCCGTCATGCGGCCAGATCGTGTCGCCGTAAACGTAATCCATGCTCAGGAGCTTCTTGGCGTACCAGTCGAGCCCGACGCCAGAGCCTTCAAGTACGTTGATGATGCGGATCTTGTGACCGACGAACTGGTAGAACCAGATCACCGTGGAATCGCCGACGCCAATATCCCATGCGGTGCCGACCGGCTGGCCGATCACATGCGGGAAGGAACCGATGCGGCCCTGCAGTTCTGCTGATCGCATGAGCTCGCCGTAGTACGCGCCCGGTATGTCGGCATCGAAGTCGCAGTAATACTCTTGCCGAATGATGGCCTCGGCTTCTTTGTCGCCGCGCTCCATCTTCAGCTCTTTGCGCTCTCGCTGGATCGTGTCCATCGGGATCGCCTTCGTGTCCTCGACCGTCAGCACTTGCCCGAACCATTGCGGGTCTTGGCGTGCGTATTCGACGAGGCGAGCGAAATGGTTTCGGCCTCTCGGCGTCGAGATGAAGATCGCCCAGCCGTTGTTCTCGGCAAGGATCGGGCGCAGGAATGCCCATGCATTCGGGTCTGCCATCGCGTACTCGGAGAACACGACACCGACCGGAGGCGAACCGACGAGGCTGTTGTAGTTGTCCGAGCCTACGACCTGCCATGTCGATCCGTTCTTGAACCGGATGAACATGTCTTGCTCGCGCGTCGTCTCGCGGATCTCGGGAGGGAATGCATTGTCGATACGCCTACGACCAGTGTGGCCATCAATCGCATCCCAGATTGCTTTACGGGATTGCGCGGCTTGGGGAAGCATGTGCCAATAACTTCCAACTCTAGTCATCATCGAGACCGCTGCCCAATGAAGCGCAACTTCGTCCTTTCCGTGCCGCCTCGGCCACGCCAAAGCCAGACGTTTGCATCCGCGCTCTAACCGATTCCACGCCTGCATCTGATAGTCACGCGGTTTCCAATCGTTCGCTGGCAACCGTATAATCTGATTTGGCATTGTCACTTGTCCAAGATCATATGGAAAAGATATTCAAGACTACAGAAGCTCATCGCAAAGCCAGCAAACGCTATCGGCAAAAGCCCGGCGTTCTCGAGCGCCGCCGCGAGCTTAATCGCAACTGGATCGCCAGCAACCGCGAACGATACAACGAGGCAAAAGCAGAATACCGCTTCAAACTGAAGGTTGCTGCAATTCACCACTACTCGAATGGCGCTATGTCCTGCGCCCGATGTGGGTTCGACGCCGACCTTGATGCGCTCTGTCTGGATCATATCAATGACGATGGAGCGGCTCACCGCAAACAACTCAACATCAGCAACCGATCAGCTACCAGCGGCACGACGATATACGAAAGGCTGAAGGCGATTGGCTGGATGGACGGCCTGCAAGTGTTGTGCGCGAATTGCAACATGGTCAAAGAACTGCGCAGGAAACGAGGCAGAACTGCCGCCGAGATGTTAGAGGCCACCAAGCATCCGACCAGATGGAAAAAGCAACCCTACGATTGAGGGCTGTCGTCTCCGAATCGCACTACGTTGACCGTCAGGCCGACATTGCCCGAGTGTTCGACCTCGGCCTTGTCGCCGTATCGCCTTGGATGCAGCACTCGGGCGCGCCAGCGCATAGACGATAGCACCACGTTCGCAGCCTGCGGATTGACCTGCTCGGTCAGCACCTTGCGCTCGATGTCGTGGATCTCGTCCTCAATCGTCTCGGCGTTTGCCTCGCGCGCGTACGCGAGAGCGGATGCAAAATCTTTATTCTCATTCCTCCAGCGCCACAAGGTCACCCGGTCTGGCATCCCTTCCTCGGAGCAGATGTCGCGGATGCTGCGGCCAAGGCTGTACTCCGACAGGATCTTGTCGGCCAGCTCTTGCGAATAGATGGACGGGCGTCCAGCGGGCATTACTTCTTCGGCATCAGTTTGCGAGCGGCCATTCCCTTACCCGCCTTCTGTGCGGCTTTGCGTGCCGTGCTCAGGGCGATCGCCACCGCTTGCTTCTGGGGACGGCCAGATCTGACCTCTTTCGAGATGTTCGATGAGATGGTTTTCTGGCTGTAGCCTTTCTTTAGCGGCATGGTTATTTAACCTTCCCTTTGTTTCGTTTACTTATCGCCGCCGCTTTCGCTTTGGCATCTTCCTTGGAGCTGGCTCCCCACGCTCGGAGGGCGAGGGCGAGACGGGTTGGCTTTCCGTTTTTCTCCATCGGGCCTGCAGCGTTGCCCATGCGTGCGAGAAAGCTTGCTCGACGCGGGTTGTCGCCTGACTTGACCGGAGCCTTAAGCTTTCCACCAGTTTGTCGAGCATAGCTGGCCCTTCCTGCTTCGTTCAGCCCGCCCTTAGGGTTCTGTCCTTCTTTCCGCTGCCACGCAGCCGTTTTCATTTCCGCTTCATCGCCGTCTTGACGGACTCGCGGAATGCCTTGGCTGTCGGTGCGCCCTTCTCGCCCGGCTTGCGCATCTTCTCGCCGCTTCCGGCCTTGATGCGCTCGCGCTTGGCATTGATGTTTGCGTACAAACCTTGCTTCATATCGTCCTCACGCTGCCGGCGGCAGGTCGTTGTCAACTACTGGCCTTCTGACCTTGGCACCGCGGCTGAATGTCAACACCGTGGCCGTTGCCTTCGGGATCGGCAGAGGATTGCACTCCTCGCACCGTACCCAGTCTCCGTTGTGCGCGATCCAGCCTGCAGCATTGCAGTTCTGGCACGGCACCAATCTCATCCCATCGCTCATGTCAGGATCTTAAATACCCAAAACGCGACCGAGAAACAGAGGCCAGCCAGTACGCCAATCGATACGCTCGCGTAGGCGAACCAAACCACATCGGCTAGGAATCCAGCCTTCGTTGATTCGATTCCAGAATCTCCCTCGCCCATATACTTGGCTCATGGTCACGGCCCCACCTTTCAATTCTACGGAGTACACGCTCGTAATCAAGTACCGTCGCCGCGAGCTCCGCGATCGTCGCCACGTTCTCCACTTCCTCGATCTTGATGTTGAACCTCATGGCCCCTCCGAATGAATGGTGGCAACCATTCGGGATCGTAGCGATAAGGTTCCGGCAGGCCAAGTTCGACGCGGTTTAACTCTCGCTCCAGTTCTGCGAGGTTTGCGCGTAAGCCTTTTATCCGGTAGAGAATTTGCCTCTTTCGCTGCTCTTGCTCTGGCGTCATCAATCGCCGCGGAGACAAGTCGATAGAGTCGATGGAACTGTCGATGCTGAATGATCGCGTCATGGTTCTTCTCCTGTCTGCAGTTTTTATAGTACCGAGTGCCACAGATGTCGCACGTTTTGAGCTTCATCGCTGCGGCAGCTCCCCTCGGATAAGCGGCAGCGCATCTTCGAGCTTCATCATCACCAGCCAGCCCTTGCCGTCTGCCCGCATGGCAACGACCGGCACATCGCCCGACCCACACGCCGCGGTGATCTGATCCATGAACTCGTAGACTGCGAGCTTCTTGCGCCGCTTGCACTCCCAACGGAACTTGCCGGTCTGGATGTCATCGCCGCCGTCTCTGGCTTGCCCGAGCTTGCGACTCACCACCCAGCCAAGCTGCTCTGAGAGTACCTGGGCGAGCTCACGCTCTCCCGCCGCGCCCTTCCTACGTTGACCTGCGCCCATTATTCCTCCGATGAAAACCAGTCTGTTTGCCGGGCCAGAAACTTCGGCCACACCAACTCTGTCGTGAACGATCGATCAGCGACGAGCACATGGTTGGTTGGCTGCGCGGTAATGCGCCCGTTCGCCAGCGCGCAGAACATGAATTCTTTCGACTGCTCCGGCGCTGCAGAGAACGGATCGCTGATCGGCACCAGCGTGAAGAGATACTCGCCGGCAAACTCTCGCTTGTCTCTAAGCTTGACCAGCACGTTGTTACTCATCAGGTACGAATACTCAATCGTCGAGAACTGCCACCCATACGCATCCCATGTCTGCGCGTCCTGCGGTCGCCACACCTCCTCGGTGTTACGCATCGCAACCTTGTGCAACGGTACGTTACGGTAGATCGCTCCGCACTCGAGTAGCACATGGCAACCCCATGCGCGACCGGGATAGCTGGTAATGCCGAACCAAACGGCTCGCAGCCAATCGTGTTGCCCGATCGCATTCGGCTCGATCCAGACGTACAGGTGCCGCGGCAATGACCCGGCGTGTGTGTACGTCATTTCAGCGGTGCCTCGATCGCAGCCTCTAGGGCGCTGATACGGCGCTCAAGTACCTCGGCTTCATGCCAAAGCCCTGCCTTGCGGATCGTGGTCAGGGCGAGCCTGATATTGCGCTCCTGCTGCCCGAACGCCCACGGTGCTGCTTTCATCTCGTTCACCCATGCGCCGGGCGGTGACTGGTCATCGACGATCATCGCTTTACCCTCTCTCGCAATCGCTGCACGCCCCGTTCGCCGAATAACTGCCGCACCAGCCCCACGCAACCGGGGTCACCGAGTACGTCCTCGGCTGGCAACTCGCGGATCAGCTCACCAGCTCTGGCCTTCAGCTCGGGTATCTCTGGACTGTCGAGGCCGATGCGGGCGAGTTTAGCGTCAAGGTAGCGGAGTCGGTTCAGCGGGTTCTCACGCATCGACTGCTGCCAGCTCTCCGATGATTGCCTGATAAGACTCGCTACCCGGTCGTCCGGCTGTCCCTGCGGGCCGGACTTCCCGGCGCTCGGGGTGTATTGGTATTCGTCTCCCATGACCGTATATCTCCTGATGTAGTGTTCTAGGTAGATGACTGATGGTGAATCCGCACGGTGACCAGACGGAGTACGCCTAGGTTCACTCGTGCGGAGATGACTGACGGAGCCATCCGCTGTCGGCCACTTTTCACAGGTTTCCCTGCTGTCATTCGCGCTTCCCGACTGACGCTGCGCGCCCACAGGCTGACTGCCCCGGTGTGGGTTTAAGCTGACTCTGCGCGTGGTTTCCCCGACCAGAACAGCCGAGGGGATTCGGTGTTTGACTCGACTAGAACAGTCCAGTAGAGTCCACATCACCAAGTCCCCGCTTGGAAAATAGTTG